GAAACAATGTTGGGCAACTTGGTCAAGGCGATGTCACCTATAGGTCAAGCCCGGTGCAAGTGGGCGCACTTACTACGTGGTATCAAGCGGCTGCCAATCAAGCAAGCGTTATGGCAATTAAAACCGATGGCACTTTGTGGGGATGGGGAGAAAACAACAACGCCCAGCTAGGTCTTGGGAATATTATAAATCGGTCATCTCCGGTTCAGGTTGGGGCCTTAACTAATTGGCTGTTTGTTGCTTGCGGCGTTTACTGCTCTGTAGCCATTAAAACAGACAATACATTTTGGGCGTGGGGGAATAATACTAACGGTCGGCTCGGCTTAAATGACACCACTAATCGTTCAAGCCCAGTACAAGTTGGCTCTCTTACCAACTGGGCATCTATTGGGCGATTTAATGCCACTCCAATGGCGGTTAAAACTGACGGCACTTTATGGGCGTGGGGGCAAAACAATAAAGGGCAAATTGGATTAAGCAATACAACGGCGTACTCATCTCCGAAACAAATTGGCGCTCTCACTACATGGTACAAAGTAGAAGGTACTACCACAAGCGGATCAATGTTTGCAATAAAAACGGATGGCACACTCTGGGCATGGGGGGCCAACAGCCAAAGGCAGCTAGGGCTGGGGAACACTACATATTATTCATCGCCTAAACAGGTCGGAGTGCTGACGACTTGGCTAAAGACGGCTGCTGGCCGGTACTCAGTATTTGCGTTAAAAACACCTTAAATCAGGAGATACAAAATGTTTTTTGTAAAAATAGAAAACAACGAAGTAACCCAGTGCTGGGACACTCAGCCTCCTAAAGGCGAGTCAGGCTGGAAGTCAGCCATTGAAGTGCGCCCTGCTCTGACACCAAACCGTCAGCAGTACACATCTCACAGTTTTGACATCACCAAAGACCCCGTAGAGATCGTCTGGGGCGTGGTTGACATCACTGCTGAAGACCGTAAGGGTGGACTGCGCTCACAGGCTGCTGCTGCCTTCCAGCAAGTTGTGCAGGAAGAGATGCGTAAAGAGGTCGATGACTTCCCAGAGACTCAGTACAACGCTGCAACGGTTGACGCAGCTCGCATTGCCTTTGAGACTCGCGTGACTGCAATCAACGCAGCCACTACGCATGACGAGCTTGATGCGCTGTGAGACTGAACTTCTCGTATGACATGATTCCATCCTGCGCCTACATCATTCGTGTTGTGGGCAACGCTGCCTCTGAAGAAAAGGCCAAGCGGTGTGCCATGTCCTGCGAGAGAGCGAATCAGCCCTACGACTACTGGGATGCCTATGACGGCACGGGTGAGGGTATTAAAGAACCCAATCATCACAATATCATCATGGACTGCATCAAGGTCACTGACCACTACCTGACCCGTGGTGAGGTAGCCTGTGCATTGAGTCACATTAGCCTATGGGCAAAGTGCGTACTTGAAGACAAGCCACTGGTTATCCTTGAGCATGACTCCCTGATGGCTAAACCCTACACGCAACACGCGGTGTTTAACTCCATTTGTTATCTAGGATCGCACGAACAGGTCAAGCTTGGCTGGCAGGTATCCGCTACGCCACCTCACGCGACTGAGGGTGAGAATTACCACTTCCTGTGCCGCGCACATGCGTATGCGATTGACCCGGCTGTGGCGAAGAACCTGCTGGCCTATGTGATGAAGATGGGCATCTGCACCTCCCTTGATATGCTGATTCGTGCTGACCTGTTCCCGATTCACCAGATGGGCGTCTACGCTTACAACGTGTTCGAGAGCAGAGAAGAAACTACCATCAAGGGCCGAGCCTTAGAGGGCCGGGCTACCAAGCGCAACGATAATTTGTTGGTGTAGGAGTAGATCATGGAAATCGAAGAGGGCACGTTGCGTCAAATCATCCGCGAGGAGATGAAGTCTGTCCTGCGCGAGATCGGCTTGCATGATGACGACGCTGGAACCGATGTCCGTGATCTACGCACCCTAATTACTGACTGGCGTGGAATGAAGAAAACCATCTGGAACACGATTGCCCGTGCCGGGACGATGTTCGTGCTTGGCCTGCTCATGTTTGGTGCGTGGACTAAGATTAACGGGGACGGTGAATGAGATGCTTGATCCCATCACAGCGTTCGCCACTGCCTCGGCGGCTTTTAATTTTGTAAAGAAGGCAGTCGAAGCTGGCCGTGAGATTGAGGATGTAGGCTCTCAGCTTGGGACGTGGTTCGGGGCGTGCGCTGATCTGAAGCAGCACGAAGAAGAGTCACGCGATCCGCCCATCTTCAGGAAACTGCTACACAAGGGAAGTGTAGAACAGCAGGCGATGGAAAATTTGATGCGCCGCAAGAAGATAGAACAGCAAGAAAAGGAGCTGCGCGAGCTCATTGTTTACCGCTTTGGCGTTGATGCGTATCGCGAGATGATGGAGGAGCGCAGGCAGCTGAAGGAAGGCCGTGAGCGCACAGTCATGCTTCAGAACAGGCGCAGGGCTAAGACCATCCAGAATGCAATCGCGGTGGTCTTGATCGTTGGAATTTTTGCAGTACCCGTTGCTGTGTCCATGTGGCTACTTGGAAAGGTTGAATAACAATGCTGACTCTACTCTCTACCCTTGCAAGTTTCCTGACCGGCGGTTTGCCGAAGCTGCTTGAAATTTTCAAAGACCGTGGCGACAAGAAGCACGAGCTTGAGATGATGCGCATGTCGGTCGAGCGCGAAATGCAGATGGCCGAACGGGGTCTGGTTGCCCAGCAGCGCATTGAAGAGATCAGGGCCGATGCGTCCATGGCTCAGGCAATGGCTTCAGAACGACTGGCGTTGTATCAGCACGATACTGACATCGGCAAAGGCGCTCCGAAGTGGGTCATTGGCCTACGCGCCTCGGTCCGTCCAGTTATCACATACTGCATGTTCTTCATGCTTTGTGCGATTAATATGTTCGGCTGCTGGTACGCTGTGAAGCAGGGAGTACCGTTCAGCGAAACCTTAGCCCTGCTGTGGGACCAAGAAACGCAGGCGCTGTTTGCATCTATAATCGCGTTCTGGTTTGGTTCGCAGGCGTTTGAAACCCGTGCGCGTAAGTGATGCTGGCAAGTCCCTCATCAAGCACTTTGAAGGGGTACACAGGCGGCCTTACCTGTGTCCGGCGATACTGTGGACTGTGGGTGTGGGCAGGGTGCTTTACCCTGAGCAGAACAAGCTCAAAATCCCTGAGCGCAAAGCGTACCCACTGAGACCGGAGCATGATAAAGCGTGGTCTGATGAGTCCATTGATCTTTTGTTTGACGCAGATTTGCTTAGGTTTGAGAGCGGTGTTTTGCGACTTTGTCCTGATAGCGCTCTTAGCCAAGGCCAGTTTGATGCCTTGGTTGCCTTCAGCTTTAACTGCGGCCTTGGTGCCCTTCAGGCTTCTACACTCCGTCGTCTTTACAATGCCGGGGACGTAGAGGGAGCTGCAGCGGAGTTCCCCAAGTGGAACAAGGGCGGGGGCCGAGTACTACCGGGATTGACCCGGCGCAGGCTGGAAGAGCAAGCGCTGTTTTTGTCGTAGTTGTGCCATAATAGCCCCACCAAAGGGTCACCGTTATGCTTAAGAAAGTCCAAATAACCCCGGGCGTAAACCGCGAAAATACCCGCTACGCTAACGAGGGTAAGTGGTACGAGTCCGACAAAGTTCGCTTCCGCCAAGGCACCCCTGAGAAGATCGGTGGGTGGCAGCGTTTCTCGGCTGATACATTCTTAGGTGTCTGCCGATCGCTGTTTAACTGGGTAACCCTTGGGGGCCAGAACCTCATCGGGGTGGGCACCAACCTTAAGTTCTACATTGAGCGCGGCGGTGCATACTACGACGTCACCCCCATCAGGGACACGGCTTCTCTGACTAACCCCTTCGACACAACAAACGGCTCTCCTATCGTGCTGGTTACTGACACAGCCCACGGGGGTATTACGGGGGACTTTGTTACCTTTAGTGGTGCTACAGCAGTGGGTGGGCTTACTCTGAACGGTGAGTTCGAGATCACCGTGCTTACTGCTAACACTTACAATATCACGGCATCCTCTAACGCCAGCAGCACTGCAAACGGCGGGGGTACGGTCACTGCGGCTTACCAGATCAACATAGGTAACGAGTTAGCCGTGCCGTTCTCAGGGTGGAGCGCCGGGGGTTTTGGGCTTGGTACGTGGGGGTTCGGCGGCACTACAACTGTCGAGATGCGCTTGTGGAGCCAGTCCAACTTTGGTGAGGACTTGATTTTTGCCCCCCGTGGCGGCGGTTTATTCTACTGGGATGCCTCCGGTGGCGTTGCTACTCGGGCAGTCAATGTGTCCTCTCTTGGCGGGGCGTCCGGCGTCCCTACGGTGGTGAACTACGCTGTGGTCTCAGACATCAACCGGTTCGTGCTGACCTTTGGCTGTAACGAGATTGGCAGTTCGGTGCTGGACCCCATGCTGATCCGCTGGTCAGACCAAGAAGACGCCGGGATGTGGACGCCTAGCGCCACCAACCAAGCTGGGTCCCTGCGTCTATCCCGTGGGGCACAAATCATCTCCGCCCTGCAGGCACGCCAAGAGATACTGGTGTGGACTGACACGTCCTTGTACTCACTACAGTACCTCGGTGCGCCGGATGTCTGGGGTGCGCAGATTCTGGGTGACAACATCTCGATCGCCGGGCCCAACTCCGTGGTCTACGCCAACAGCATCGCGTACTGGATGGGGCGTGACAAATTCTACCGCTACGACGGTACTGTGGTGCCACTGCCTTGCGACGTGCGCCGGTATGTCTTCACCGACTTCAACCAAGATCAGTACTACCAAGTGTTTGCAGGCACCAACCAGTCCTTCAACGAGGTGTGGTGGTTCTACTGCTCGGCGGATTCTACTGAGGTTGATCGCTACGTTGTGTATAACTATGTGGAAAACTTGTGGCATTACGGCACTTTACGCCGCACGGCGTGGATCGACGCCAAGCTGAGGGACTACCCTATCGCTGCTACATACAGCCACAACCTCGTACTCCAAGAGATTGGCACGGACTGCAACGAGACCGGCACGGCGTTCCCGATCAATGCTTATATTCTGTCTTCCGAGTTTGACATGGACGACGGGGACCACTTCGTGCTCATTAACCGGGTGTTACCAGACGTAACATTTGAAGGCTCCACGGCGGATAGTCCTGCTATCACGATGACATTACTGCCTTTGTCAAACTCAGGCTCTGGGTATAACTCGCCGCTATCCGAAGGAGGCAACAGCAGCAACGCTGTCACTAGGACTGCTACGATACCCATAGAGAAGTTTACTGGGCAGGTGTTCACCCGTATAAGAGGCAGGCAGTTTGCCATGCGGGTTGAGTCTACTGCGCTTGGGGTCTCGTGGCAGCTGGGTGCGTCGCGTCTGGATATGAAGCTTGACGGTCGTAGAGGCACATGAGCGCTCGCCTGCTGGGTAAAACTTCACCCCCCGCGTTGCCTGTAGCGCCGCCGTCGCCCCTGAAGGGCTTCATGGATGCGCTCAACAACATACTGCGTCTGTTCTTCAACGGGATAGGTAGCGCGGTTAACTCGTTGGTTGGGGAGAACGGTGGGCGGTTCTTGCAGGTGCCCAATGCACTGTTTTTTGACACAGGTGACCAAGCGCTTGACACGGTGGACGTCGGACAGCCGGTGCGGTTCAACCAGACGTATCTGGATAACGCCATTACGATTAACGGAGCTACTACATCTGAGATCACTGTGGAGTACTCAGGCATCTACAATATCCAGTTTACTGGGCAGGTGCGTAGCGGTAGTGGCTCGTCCAAGATCGTTTACTTGTGGATTGCCCGAGACGGTGTAGACGTTGGTTACTCAGCACAGGAGTACAAAGTCTCAGGCTCCACCGCTATCCTTGAAGTTAACTGGAACTTCATCATTGACCTGCAGGCGGGTAGCTACATCGAGCTGTACTGGACCGGTGACGACATTGACCTGTCTCTGGATCACATAGCGGCTACCTCTCCCCACCCGGGCATATCGTCTGCTGTGGTTGCGGTGTTCTTTATTTCAGCACTCCCTGAAGTGCTACCTGTTTTGCCTTGAGGTGAGAGATGGCGGTTGAAAACGCTTTGCAAAACTTTAACATAGGTAACGCGAGTAACGCGGATGCGCTTGCCTCTGTGTTGGGGAAAGGGGGGCTTAACGCCGTTGGGTTAGGCTCCCTCTTGGGCCCTCTGGGCCTGTTCAGCACCATCAAAGGGCTTGGCGACTATATTCTCGCTGGCAACGATGCCGAACGCGCAAAGAGGGAAGCTGAGTACCGTGCGGCAGAACAGTCGTTAATCGACTCCGGATTTGACCCAAACCAAACGTATTCACAAGATGTGGTACAGGCTGCGCTCGACGCCGCCCCTGAGTTTGCGGGGCTCCCGGGTATGGACGCAGCTACCCTCAGCCGAGACTTGGTCGGGGATACCATTGCCCGGTTCATGCAAGACCCGTCTGCGTACTCTACCGTTACTGGCGCCAATCAGCTTGCCCCCACCGACTACGTAAAAGATGTACTGGCGCTGCCCGGGCAAATTTTTGAAGACCCCAGCTCCATATTTAGCACCGTGCTTAACACCGGTATTCTGGGGGGTTCGCCTTCAATTACTGGAACTGCTACATGGGGTGGAGGGAAGCCCAAAGAATCACCGGGTACGTCTCAAGCGGTGTACACAGGCAAGGTTGGAGACAAAGTTTACACTGGGGCCAGCACAGGTGTGCCAGCCGTTGACGCCATTATCCGTAGGGTTCTTGGGCAATCCCAAGGTGACGAAAATACTACGATGGGGACTATAGAGGCTGCTGTTGAAGCCGCCACTGGGTATCCGGCAGGTGCAGTAGCAAGCATCCTCAAAGATGTGTTCAAAGACGCAGGCGCCAGTACGCCCAGCCCTACCTCAACCCCCACTGGCGGCGGTGGCGGCGCTTCTACAACTACTACCACGACAGGCGGCACCGGGGGTCAAACAGACCAAACTGATACGGGCGACTCAGGTGACAAAACTCCCGTAAGTATAACGGGCACTGAGACCATGGCGCAGAAGGTCCTGCGAATAATCAAGGGCAAGCAGTCAGATAAAGAAGTACGAGACGCTGCTGAGAAGGAGGGGGTTACTTGGGAGGATATCGCTGAAGCTACAGGGCTACCACGAGGAGAAGTTTCCCGCCGATGGAACTGCAGCGACATTGTATATAAAGCCCAACATCCTGATGAATGCTTGGGTACGGTCCCGCCTGAAAACCCCCCTGTTTGCGCCGAAGGTTCCATTGCGGATGAGGACGGTAATTGCGTACCGGTAGTTCAGGACCCTGAGCCGCCTAAGCCTTGCAAAGATGGCTATGAGCGCGACGCAGCGGGTAATTGCGTACCGATAGTTCAGGACCCTGAGCCGCCCGAACCGCCTGAGCCGCCTAAGCCTTGCGACGCGGGTTTTGAGCGTGACGCAGCTGGTAATTGCGTACCGATAGTTGTGGACCCTGAGCCTCCAGTAGGTTGTGAGGATCAAGCGTATGCGCTAGCAAACCCAGAAGAGTGTGGGCTACTTCCTGAGCCTTGCGACGCGGGCTTTGAGCGTAACGCAGCGGGTAATTGCGTACCGGTAGTTCGAGACCCTGAGCCGCCTGAGCCTTGCGACGAGGGCTTGGAGCGTGACGCAGCGGGTAATTGCGTACCGATAGTTCAGGACCCTGAGCCGCCTGAGCCACCTGAGCCTTGCGAAGCGGGGTATGTCCGTAATGCAGCTGGTAATTGCGTA